TCGGAGCTGAATTTATGGCAGGTATTCGCCAAGGTGGTATTAATGGAGCTCCTGGTAATGGTCAAACCGCTACTGCTTACCCAAGCGGCAATTTAGATGGCGGTTCTCCTTATTTTTATGCTAAAGGTACATCGAAATCTCCTGTTGGTTCGGTTGCTCTTCCTGCCTATATTTCAGGTTCTGATTTGACTTCCTCTCTTTCGGGTACGTTAGAAGCTCAGTTCTCTGTTCTTCAACTTCGTGCAGCCGAAGCTATGCAGAAATGGAAAGAGATTGCTTTGGCTAATGGTCAAAACTATGCTGCTCAGGTCAAGGCACATTTTGGTGTAAGTGTTAATCCTTTGCAGGCACATCGCTCTACTCGTATTTGCGGTTTTGATGGTTCTATTGATATTTCTGCTGTCGAGAACACAAATCTTACTTCTGATGAGGCAATTATCCGTGGTAAAGGTTTAGGCGGTCAACGTGTGAATAATCCTGAAACGTTTACTTGTGATGAACATGGTATTTTAATGTGTATTTATCATGCTACACCGCTTTTGGATTATGTCCCTTCGGGTCCTGATTTGCAACTTCTTTCTACTGTTGACGGCGCTTCTTGGCCTGTTCCTGAGTTTGATTCTTTAGGCTTGGAGTCTTTGCCTTTTTTACCTTTGATTAATGTTAAGGAGATTAGCCCTGTTCTTCCGAATAAGTTTATCGGTTATGTTCCTCGTTATATCAGTTGGAAAACTTCTACTGATGTCGTCCGAGGTGCATTTACGGATACCTTACGTTCATGGGTTGCACCTGTCAATAAAGAGTATTTGATGAAGTTTACTCAGATTCCTGATAATGTTTCTCCTTCTGAAGGTGGTTATAACTTTTCGTATAGTTGGTTTAAAATCAATCCTTCGGTTGTTAATCCTATTTTTGGTGTTGCTGCTGGTGATGACTGGAATTCTGACCAATTACTTTGTAATTGCCAGTTTGATGTGAAAGTTGCTCGTAATCTTTCGTATGACGGTATGCCTTATTGATTTATTTAAAAATTTTACTATTATGTCTAAATTTGGTTTTTCTCGTTATAGTTTGAATGTTGATAATCAGCTTCATTCTAATACAGTTGTTTGTTGTTCTGATGCGTCTGTTGCGTTGGCTGGTGTATTACCTGAGATTTCGCCTGTTGAAGATTTTCTCTTTAATCATAATGTAGATGGTACAGTTACTTTTGTAAGTGATTATGGTGTTCTTGCTGGACAGGCTGCAATTGATCAGATGAATCCGACTCAGTTGCGTCGTTATCTGAATGGTTTACGTCCTTCTTCATCTCCTTATACTAATCATTATGATGATGATTTCCTTTTGGAATATTGTAAGGATAGAAATATCCAGTCTTACACTGAAATGCAAGCTTGGCTTGATCATTTGATTTCAGAGGGTCAATCTATTGAGAGTGATGTTGCTGCTTATCAGGCTGCTAAGTTGGCAGAGCAACAAAAGTCTGCTGATCCTGCAAATAATGCCCAATCTTCTACGGAATGATAGGTGCGGCTATCGGTGCCGCTGGTTCACTTGCCAGCGGTGTCGTTAATGCTATTGGCAATAATCGTCAAGGTTCTAAGAATAGAAAACATCAACTTGAAATGCAGCGGATTCAGAACGAATGGGCAAGTGCTGAGTCTCAGAAATCACGTGATTTTGCTAAGTCAATGTTTGATGCTTCTAATGAATGGAATTCGGCTAAAAATCAGCGTGCACGTTTAGAGGAAGCTGGTTTAAATCCTTATTTGATGATGAATGGTGGTTCAGCTGGTATGGCTCAGTCTACATCTGCAACTGCTACTGGTGGTTCTTCTGGTTCTGGTGGTTCACCTTATCAATACACACCTACCAATATGGTTGGTGATGTTGCTTCTTTTGCTGGTGCTATGAAGTCTCTTTCTGACGCTCGTAAGTCTGGCACAGAAGCTGATTTGTTGGGTAAGTATGGTGATTCTGATTATTCTTCTCGTATTGCTAACACAGAGGCTGATACTTATTTTAAACAGCGTCAATCTGATGTTGCTACTGCACAAAAAGCTAATTTGCTTTTGTCTGCCGAAGCTCAGCAAGTTATGAATATGTATCTTCCGCAGGAAAAACAGATAGCTCTTTCTACACTTGGTGCTCAGTACTGGAATATGATTAGAGATGGCTCTATCAAAGAAGAACAAGCAAAAAATCTTCTTGCTACTCGTTTGGAGATTGAAGCCCGTACAGCTGGCCAACATATTTCTAATAAGGTTGCTCGTTCAACTGCTGATAGTATTATTGACGCTACTAATACTGCTAAGATGAATGAAGCTGCTTATAATAGAGGTTATTCTCAATTTTCTAATGATGTTGGTTATCGTACAGGCAAAATGGACCGTTGGTCTCAGGATCCTGTCAAAGCTCGTTGGGATAGAGGTATAAATAATGCTGGTAAGTTTATCGACGGACTTTCTAATATTGTCGGTTCTGTTACTAAGTTTGGTTTTTTAAGAAATGCTAACAAGTCGTTAAAAGAGTCTAAGCGTCAATTTGACCGCGGTACGGTTGATATTTTTGATGATAATCGCGGTTATTCTTGGACTCGTCAACATCGTGGTCGTTAGTTGTCTTTTGTTTTTACTCCTTTTAAGGGATTGGCTTTAATTAGTCAGTCCCTTTTCCGTATGGCCCTTCTGCTTCACTACATTTCTTGTCCCTTCTATCCGTCCAGCCAGCTGGGGGGGCCCTCTGGGGGGAGCAAGGCTCCCTAAATCTCTATGACGAGACGGGAGTCGAGCATGAAAAAAACGTCGGCCGTCCACGGGCCGCAGCCGTGGCCCTCGGAGAGTCTTAGCGAAGCGTTGTTCTGCATAGTTTATAAATTTTACTGGTACGAAGTTCTCCGACTTTCGTGCGAAGCAAATCGGATTAATTGTTATTTCCGATTCAAACACCCTTGTTCACGATTGGCGAAAGTCACATGACTATATTAAAGGTATTGCGTAATAAAAAAAAAGTTTTTATGTTTGCAGCATGCTAAACGAAAGAAGTAAAACATATGGTTCCTGTGCTCACCCTCGTATAATTAAGAATAAATATACAGGTGACCCTGTTTATGTTCCTTGCGGTTCTTGTGAGTTTTGTATTCACAACCGTTCTGTTAAATCGGAGCTTAAATGCAACGTTCAACTTGCTTCTTCTAAGTATTGTGAATTTGTTACGCTTACTTATTCTACTGAGTATTTGCCGGTAGGTAAATTTTATCAAGGTTCTCGTGGTGAGGTTCGTTTTCGGTCGTTATCTCGTGATTTTGTTTATTCATATAAGACTGTTCAAGGTTATAACCGTAATATATCGTTTAATGATGAAGTTTTTGATTTTGATACTCAGTTGTCTTGGGAGGCTGCACAATTATTGCAGAAAAAGACGCATTTACATTATACTGCTTTTCCTGATGGTCGGCGTGTTTATAATAGACCTTATATGGAAAATTTTATCGGTTATCTTAACTACCGTGATATACAGCTTTTTCTGAAACGTTTAAATCAAAATATAAGGAGTATTACAAATGAAAAGATTTACTACTACGTTACTGGCGAGTATGGACCAACGACTTTCCGCCCGCATTTCCATCTCTTATTTTTCTTCGACTCGGAAAAGCTCCGACAAAGTTTTAGACAGTTTGTTTCTAAGAGCTGGCGATTTGGTGATTCAGATACGCAACATGTCTGGTCGTCCGCTTCATGCTACGTTGCGGGATATGTCAATAGTATTGCGTGCCTTCCCGACTTTTTTAAGAATAGTAGGCATATTAAGCCGTTCGGGCGCTTTTCTGTCCATTTTGCGCAATCCGCTTTTGATGAAGTGTTTAAACCGCAAGAAGATGAAGAAATATTCTCTTTATTCTATGATGGTCGAGTCCTTGACCTTAATGGAAAGCCTACGCTTGTTAAACCTACAAGGTCGCATATCAATAGATTATACCCCCGACTTAATAAGTCTAAGCATGCGTCTGTGGTTGATGATATACGAGTTGCAACAACTGTATCAAAACTCCCACAAGTCCTTGCAAAATTCGGCTTTATTGATGAGGTAAGTTCTTTTGAGTTTTCAAAGCGTGTTTATTATTTGATTCGTCGGTATTTGGAAGTTGATCATTGCTTGGATTCTGCGCCTGAGGAACTTCGTATAATTTATAATGCTTGTCGCCTTTCGTTGTATATCAACTTTTCGGATGAAAGCGGTTGCTCTGCTATTTATCGTTTGTTGCTTCAGTATCGTAACTTAGTCGATAATTGGATTACTGCTCCTGCTGGTTCTGTTGCCTTTACTGGTCAATTACGTAAAGCTGTGAGGTCTATTCATTCTTTCTATGATTATTGTTCTCGACGCTCTTTGCATGATCAGCTTGTTAAGGTTGAAAAGTGGTCTAATGATTCTTATGTACGTGATAATTTGTCAATATATTATTTTTACCCGTTGACTGATGTTGATATAATGAAGAAATCTTTTTCAGAGATAGTGTTTGGTAGCTCTGTTCTTCGAGCCAGCTATGCAGATTATGCAGCGGATAATCGTGAACGTATCAAACATAAAGCTCTGAATGATAAGAATTCTTTGTTGATTGCAGAAGTTGACAAAAAACCTGTTTAATATAAGTATGAAAGATTATTATTATGCTATTCTTTATTTTGGTGAGGATTCTGTGAAGGTTGTTATGACCCTTGATCAGATTGATTCTGTTCTTAAAACAGGGCATACTGTTGAAATTCTTGAGCGTGTTCATCTTTTAATTACTGATTGATATGTATAAGCCTAAGTATTTTTCTTTGCAAGAATTGATTGATACGTCTGTTACAACTCTTGCTAATAATATTCCAAATTGGGATAGTTTGGAGAACCTTCTTGTTTTGTGCGAAAAGATTCTTGATCCTTTGCGTGATGCATTTTGCAAACCTTTGTTCGTAAATTCTGGCTATCGTTCTAATTTTGTGAATGAAGCTGTTGGAGGTGTTTCTACTTCTCAACATAAATTAGGTTGTGCTGCTGATTTATCTGTTCGCTCTGATTGTTCGTTGTCTGAGTTATTTGAGCTTGTGCAGGATTTACATTTACCTTTTGATCAGCTTATTTATTATAAGAAAAGACGTTTTATTCATGTGTCTTGGTCTCCTACTCCACGGTCTCAGGTGATTGTCCGTAATGAATAATGCTTGATATTCCTTTATCTTTCCCGTCTATTCATAATGATTTGGTAGACGGAATACCTGAAAATTATGTTTCCTATTATAAAAAGTATTTATATGAAATTGAATTTTTCCGTCTTAAAAAAAGTGATTCTTCTGATTCACGACATTGTGACGTTCCTCTTGTCAAGGAAGAAAAACAATTAGTTATTAATTTTAAATTTGATGAAAAATGAGTAGTTTATTTTCGTATGGAGATATTAAAAATTCTCCCCGTCGTTCTGGTTTCGATTTGTCGAACAAATGTGCGTTTACCGCTAAGGTAGGTGAGTTGCTTCCTACTTATTGGAAGTTCTGTATGCCTGGTGATAAGTTTAAGATTTCTCAGGAATGGTTTACCCGTACACAGCCAGTAGATACTTCTGCTTTTACTCGTATTCGTGAATATTACGAGTGGTTCTTTGTTCCTCTTCATTTGCTTTATCGTAACAGTAACGAGGTGATCATGTCCTTGGAGAAACAACCTAACTATGCCGCTTCTTCGTCTTCTTCCATTTCTTTTACAAGAAATTTACCTTTTCTTTCTTTGTCTGACATAAATTCAGCTATTGTTAACGTTGGTAAATCTACAAAACAAAAGAATTTCTTTGGTTTTAAGCGTGCAGACGGTTTTAAGAAGCTTTCTTCATACCTTGGCTATGGTGAAACTGATCCCTCTGTTATCGAGGTTGATTCTCGTGTTTCTGCTTTCCCGTTCTACGCTTATCAGAAGATTTATGCTGACTATTACAGAAATTCTCAATGGGAGAAAAATCAGCCTTGGACGTACAACTGTGACTTCTGGAACGGTGAGTCTGCATCTCCTGTTTCTACCTCGACTGACTTATTCAACACTCACCCTAATGACTCGGTTTTTGAGCTTCGGTATGCGAATTGGAACAAAGATCTTTGGATGGGCGCTTTACCTAATTCTCAGTTTGGTGATGTTGCTGCTGTTACTATTACCTCTGACCTTTCTAAATATAAAGCCTCTGTTGCTGGTCGTGCTAATGTTAAAGGCATGATGCCTGTTGTTTATGGTGACGCTGGCGGCAATTCTGTCGGAGCTGAATTTATGGCAGGTATTCGCCAAGGTGGTATTAATGGAGCTCCTGG